AGACCATATGTAATAGCTTTTTCTTGTGTAATATGGTGAATGTCTGATGCTTGTGTTGGAATAACCCAATTGTTTGGTTTTATAATATAGTCTTTTATATCAGTTGCTTGGTTTGTATTTGTGTTTAATACACACCAAGAAATCGAAACTATATGTGGCCAATTATTAGCCTTGTTTTTTGCTATGATTTCTTTTTGTTTTGGAAGTCCAGTAGTTTCAGTATCAAAAATTAAAATTTTCATTTTTATTTATACTTAATTAGTCATTAAGTAATATACAATTAAACCATAAACTGTAGAATGTAATATTAATCCTATATTTGTAGGACAACCACTTTCTGATGTTCTACCAATTACAGAACCTAACATATTATTTGTTAATTGGTATACGAAAGGTGATGAAAAAACATAAAATAATAAAGCAGCAGTTATTGCACCATTGACTTGACGTGACATTTGTAATCTTAGTTAGAAAATGTCTTTTTAGTTTGTATTATAGCATTTATCCATTCAGGTATATTTTCAATCAATTTATGAATAGCAATTAAATCTCCTGGAACTTTATAATGTATATCTAAGGTCGTACTTTCACAAATGAATAAAATAGCATTCACTAAAAAACACATTCTTTGTTTAAGAACCCCTGGATTCCATCTTAAGCAATGAAATTTGTATAATGCATCAATATATGGATTTAATATTCCAGCTTGAGGAGAATTTTTAGATGCATCTAATACTGCTTCCCATATCATCCAAACCACCATATGTGAATATTTATCATCGACCATACTACTCACACGATTAGCACAAACTAGATCTGTTTTGTTTTGTTTTTTAAATTGACTTGCATATTTAAGTATCCAAGCTACCCAATATAAAGCTCTTGTAAAATCACGAGATTCAGGTCTTAGACAATATACTAGTTCATTGAACGGTATATATAATTCTACCGGATCATCATCTTTCAATAAATGTTTTGCATAATTAGCTGATGGAGCTTTTAGGTTTTCATGTATAGTTACTTGAAGGAAATCATGTTCAGGTTTTATTTTAGGTAATGAACTTAATTTATTTTTACGACAAAATGCTAATGCAGCAGCTACTTCACATATTAAAGTACGTACATCAGGATTGTTACGCATATCAGTCATCGACATAATTGAATACTGACTTTCATATGGAGCAAACTTTTCATACATTTTCACTAAATATAAAAACACATTAGGTGCAGCACGGTTAATGTTTTTACATGCTGATTCAAAAATTGTTTGCCACATAGAATGAACTAAACCTGAGCATAATAATTCTAATGTCCAATAACATGAATAATCTGCATGACCTAATCGAATATTCTCATCTAAAACTTTATATACATGTTGTCTTAAATGTCCTGAAAAAGTAAATTTTTGAAAATCTACGACTGTGCGAGGATCATAAATGTTCATATTATTTCATAAAATAACATATGTATTGATATTCTTTTCCCGCATTTATCATAGGTACATTTTCAATATGACGAAATCCTGATGTTTTGAAAATATCAATTAATCTTTCTTTTGATGGCATTATCCAATGATGTTTATTTTCACGATATTTCATACCATTGTTATCTTTTTTATCATAATATGTAAAGACTTCATTATATTCTGCTTGATCTTCTTCTGGTTTTTTAATTAATTTTCCATTATATTTGAATTTATCAAAATATATGTTCGAATCTGTTTTACGATCACCTACATTGTATTTTTGTAACGAGAATGCAGCGAACGGAGTAGCCAAATCATGAATAGCATCATATTTATCGGGATCCACAAGATGAACAATAAAGAACCCTCCAGGTTGTAACCATTGATATGCATTATCTGATAATATCTTTGGATTTTCAAATTGATAAACGGAAAAATTCATTAATAAACAATGTGACATAGATTTCTGTGAAAATAATTGAACTTGTGTTACATCACCTTTTTTGAATCTTGCAAGTCCACAATCTTTCTTAGCTTTTTGTATCATTGGTTCTGAAATATCAACACCAACATAATCTACACCCATGTTTTTAAACCAACATGCATGTGGGGCTGTACCACAACACATATCTAATACTTTAACTGAATCTTTTGACCATTCTGCTAAAGAGATATCTTGGATAGATGCTTCTTCAAATTTTAACTTTTCATTTGAATGCCATAGTAAGTTATATATGGATGCATAAACATCATCATATATTTCTTCTGGATTATCATATGTAACACCATCTTCATTTTCAAAATTTTCGACAGATGATGCCCATAATGTTATGACGTACATCAAAAATACTAATGCTGCTAAAAAAATATAAGCAGAGTTCATCTTGTTAGTTTAATGAGGAAGTCTTTTTCCGCCAACAGGCACAACTCTACCTGTAACCATAGGAACAAAAAATCTAAATAGTTTATACACTATAATAATACCTATAATTACCATTAACCCATAAAGTAATGTTGGATAAATTGTACTTATAAAATCTACTTGACCTAATTCGTTAATTCTATTTGTTGTAGTTAAATTATCTTTATTTTGTGCTGTTTGATCATAAACATATTTTATATCTTGTTTATTTTGCTCTTCTTCTGATTTTAAAACATCAATCAAACTTAAAAACATACTTTGACTACCTTTTTGTTCGATAAGTGCTCTATATTTATCTGAAAGTTTAATCACTTCAGGTCCTACTTCTTCTTGTCCTATTCTTTCTCTTTCCTTATCTAGCCATCCTTGACCTTCTAATTCTGTATAATAAGCTATTCTTGCTTTTTGATAAGTTTCAGGATCCGAAACTTTATTTGCTGTAGCACTATCCAATGCAAATTTAAGACCTTGAAGTTTTTTTTCTCGTTGACATGTTGCATCACATACAGGTATTACAGGTGCTGCTGCTTGTACGGGTGCGGTTTCTATATTTGAAACTGTTGGCGTTGGTATTGATTGTACAACTCTTGGTGGAGGAGTTGATGTTATATTTCCCATTCTGTTATTTAAAACTTATATAAGTTTAATGTCCATCCTTTTACATTATAAAAATATCTAGCGCCAGTTGATGTAAATTCATCACTACCCGCACGAAGATGGTCTTCACGTATAAAAGGTTTGATGTTTTGATTACCAACTGGAGTTTTTCCAATTTGGCTGTTAATTACAGCATTACGACGTTTCATTTCAAGAAGCATAGAGTAATCTGTAGCTGGTCCTTTTTGGACACCGTTTTTAATAGTCATTTCTACTTTTGGCATTTATTCTATATGTATTAAAAAATTGATAACACCAGTGCACCTAAGGCCATTAATCCTACTATCATGACATTATTTGATATATCAGGAGTTACAACAGTAACATTAGATCTCATTTTTGCTGCCTCTAATTGATCTTTTACAGAAGAAAGTCCAAGTTTACTATTTTTAGATTCTTCATGAAGATCACTTAATCTCTTTTTAGTATCTTCATTATAGTAACCTGAAATTTCACTCTGGTTGTTATTTACATTTCCTTGTAATGTCATGATAATGTTATCAATTCCTTCTTTAGCACTCGTATATGCTGTTTTATTTGTTGGATTTCCAGTTAATTTATATTCGATCAAATTGTCTCTATAACTGGATATTAAAGTATTAAACTGACTCTCCATTTATTTATGGTTGACTAGTATTTGCTAAGCAATAACAATAACGTTTATTTTCTGCAGATGTTGCACACATTCCTGTTATTTCTATTACATCTCCAGGTCTTGCACCTATCCATTTTGCCATTGGATCTTGAGAATCAATTTTTCTAAGACTTGTTAACTTTGAAATATTAAATTCATTTAATACCTTTTCAACTTCTTCTTGATTTAATAATCTATGATTAGGTACTTTACGATGTCTAGCATAACTGAAATTTAAGTTCGATCTATAAAATATTTGAACAAGTTGATTATCTTTTTGAGAAATGTAATCACGCACTAAGTTTAATATTGATTCTGAAGGTTTAGTTTGAGTTATAATAATAATACCTCCGCTATAGTTATTTTTATTCGCAAATGCAATTATGTTATTGAATTCAGATGCAGTTATACGATTCTTCTCACTATCTAAAATCAAAACTCCTCCAAATAAATATGTTTTAGTATCTGGTAATCCAGGAGTCACTACGTCAAAAGTTTCTGACTTAATGCCGCGATCACCTAACATGTCTTTTAAAGTATTTGATATATGATCCTCCATATTTATGTTATTTTCAATATACGAAAATCTCATTCCATTTTTCACCTAGTAAAGTAAATGAAGTACGCAGCTTTTTTAGCTTTAATCGTTGCAATAGCAGTCGTTTATTTTGTATTATCTAAATACCGTAAAGAATCATTTGTTCCTGAATTTTTAGATCAGGGTAATGTTAAAAAAACAAATTTAACTAGCAAATCTTCTTACGCACAAGAAACTAATCATTTCAAACCTACACCTATGGAACCCGAACCAATTTCAGGCGTTCAAACTCCATTTCGCGTAAATATGTTTAATTCATACATGAACTAGTTTAAATACAGAATTCGATTACAGAATAAAATGAGATTTCATGCATTAAGTCTTCCACATACAGTAACTCGTAAAGATTACTCAGCATGTGCATTCACACAAAAAGTTTTAAAGTTTTGTAAAATGATGACTGAAAGAGGTCATACAGTATATCATTATGGTCACAAAGATTCAGAAGTTATATGTACTGAACATATACCTGTAACTTTTGATGAAGATTTAAAAATTGCTTATGGTGATCATGATTGGCGTAAGAATTTTTTCAAACACGATACATCTGATCATGCTCACCAAATATTCAATAAACGTGCAATAGAAGAAGTTGGTAAACGTAAACAAAAGGGTGATTTTATATTATGTTTTTGGGGTTATGCACATCGTCCTATTTTCCAAGCACATCCAGAATGTATTCCTGTTGAACCAGGTATAGGATGTACAAATGAACCATGTTGTCATCAAAACATTTATGAATCTTATTCTGTTATGAATCAAATTTACGGTAAATACAATCGTTCACCACATTGGTATGATGCTGTAATTCCAAACTATTTTGATCCAGAAGATTTTGAATTTAATGAAACTCCTAAAGATTACTTTTTATTTGTTGGTCGTATTATTAGTTCTAAAGGTATTGGTATTGCTGTAGACATGTGTAAAATCATGGGTGTAAAATTATTAGTAGCTGGTCAAGGTGATCTTCCATCGATTATAGGTGAAGTTCCACCTAATGTTCAAGTTATTGGATATGTAGAACCTGAACAACGTAAAGAACTTATGAAAAATGCAAAAGCTTTAATTGCACCAACATATTACAATGAACCTTTTGGTGGAGTAACAATTGAAGCTTTATTTTGTGGTACTCCAACTATTACTACAGACTGGGGTGGATTTGCAGAAAACAATATCCATGGTGTAACAGGCTATCGCTGTAGAACAATGGAACAATTTGTTTGGGCTGGTAAAAACATTGATAAGATTAGTCGTAAAGCTTGTCGTGAATGGGCTATGAATAATTTTAGTTTAAAAAGAATTGGATTAATGTATGAAGAATATTTTGAAAGTCTTTCTAAAGTATATTCTGCTGGTGGATTTTATGAACCTAATCCAAATAGAAAAAATTTAGATTGGTTAGTAAGATACTATCCACAAGAAGCTATTATAGAACCAGTATTTCCTTCTGTTTCGGATGTTCAGGAAAAGTCTCAGTCCTGCGAAATTCCTGTATTTCATTCCAAACCTTCTGAAACGAATCAAGATTCTTCGATAACCAATCCTCCTGTTTCTTCACAAGAACAATCCGGTATTTAATCATAACCCAATAAATGAGTCTATATTCATCTTTCTTATCTTTTAAAACTTCTTGTCTCCAAACAGGTACATCTCTATTGTCTGTAAAATGTTTATATATTACATCATTGTTATCTGATAACGCATAATATGATTTATATTGTGTTTTATTATCAACCCATTCACTATATGATACATCTTTAAATTGTACTTCAATATATTCACACTCATCAAGTCCAGTACATTCCATTTGGAGCTGCATTTGATGATAATATCCTTCTGGTATTGGAGTTTCATCGTTAAAATCTCTAGATATAGGACATTTGAATTCAACTAATTGTCCATGTTTTTCATTTTCAATATTTTCGCATACTAAAATCCCATCTGGCGAAGCACCAAGAAAGTTTACTGTTGGATGTGGAATACAAGTCGTATCTATAATTTTTATATCTTTATGTAAATCTTGATAAATATCTTTTGCAATAGGTTCAAATCTAGTTCCCCATAT